TTGCTGGGGTGAAAACCCAGTGGTTACTGCCAAACTTCAACTCAATGGTCAAGATCGTTTCTCTGAACGTGAAGGCTCCTACTTTGACGTGGTGCAACCTTTCCAACACCACACCCGCGCCCCCGATACCGGTATCAACGTGTACTCCTTTGCTCTACGCCCCGAAGAACATCAACCATCAGGCAGTTGCAACTTCTCTCGTATTGATAACGCTGTACTCCAATTGGTGCTCTCATCCGGCACCGTGGCTGGTACCGCCACTGCCAAGGTACGTGTGTACGCAGTGAACTATAATGTTCTTCGCGTTATGTCAGGTATGGCGGGAGTTGCCTACAGTAACTAGACCCTACATTTTTATATATTTTATTTAAATAAAATTAAAAATTGTTTTTGATTTTAGAAATCAAAAACAACTTAAAGAAACAACATTATATATGTTATATCAGCTATGGATACCTCTCTGAATTTTGTCGCACTTGTAGAATCCAGTCCAATAACGCGCCTAAATCGTGAATACAATAACAAATTTGTAAACAAAATCAAAGAAACGTTTACGGAAACACAACAGCAATTGTTTGTTTCTTCCTTGTATTGTTTTTTGAACTACCATCCTACCAATGATTTCGTGATAGATTTGGACAATGTATGGAAATGGCTTGGATTCAGTCAAAAAGCACACGCAAAAACGTGTTTGGAAAAATATTTTGCTGTTAATAAAGATTACAAAATCTTGCTCTCGCAGTCGCGAGAGCAAGTTAAGGACCAACATGGTGGTCATAATAAACAAAATATATTACTCAATGTACAAACCTTCAAATTGTTATGTATCAAAGCAGACACCAAAAAAGCCCACGAAATTCATGAATATTTTATTAAATTGGAAGAACTTATGCAAACCATTGTTCAAGAAGAATCCAATGAATTGAAATTGCAATTGGAACAAGCAAATCAAAAAATGATTCAAACACAACAAAATACACAAACACAAATCCAATTGGAACGACAAAAAGTTCTACTAGGTCAATTCAATTCCAATATGAATATTATTTATATTCTTCGTGTCAAACAGTATGAAAATGGAGAGTATGTGATTAAAATTGGAGAAAGTCGTCGCGGTATTGAAGGTAGATTTAATGAACATCATCGTAATTATGAAGACCCTCTTTTGTTGGATTGTTTTGCTGTAAAAAAATGCAAAGATTTTGAAAGATATTTACATACACATGACAATATCCGAATGCATAAGGTCACCGATCTAGTCGGACATGAATCAGAACAGGAATTATTTCGTATAGGGCGTGGATTCACCTACCAATCTTTGCAAAAAATCATTCATCAAAATATACAAAGATACAATGAAATGGACGAAAAATATTTTGAAGATATGATTTTACACGCATTATCTAATCTTAATTTACAAAACACGTTTACACCACAAAATGATTTAATGCAACAAATATTACAAAATCAACAACAAATGTTACACCAACTACAAAATTTGGAAAAATCCCATCAAGAACTCCACGCCAAGTATAATACATTACAAACACGCACCACCACCAATTTTCAACAACCATTGGTCACATTAGGACCGAGATTACAAAAAATCAATCCAGAAACATTGACCCTAGACAAAGTATATGAATCCGTATCAGAATGTTTGAATGAATCATTGAATTCAAAACAGCGTTTGGCGCGTCCAAGTATTGACAAAGCAATTACTGAAAATACCATTTATCATGGTTTCCGATGGGCATACGTATCACGTGACAAAGATCCGAATATAATTCATGATTTGCCACCTACAAAACAAACCAAAATCCAAAATATAGGATATATAGCGAAGGTGAACCAAGAAAAAACAGAAATTATTCAAGTATATATTGATAGAAAAACCGCAGCAACTATGAATGGATATGCATCCAATTCTGCGCTAGATACCCCAGTAAAAAAACAAACACTTACCAATGGATTTTATTATATGTTGTATGACCAATGCGATGAATCTTTGAAACAAATATTTGAAGAACAATATGGAGAACCATTACTTTATCGTGACGGGGTTGGTCAATACGACCAAGAAAATCAATTGTTACGTACATTTATACATAAATATGATTGTATGAAACAGTTGAAAATAAGTGATAAAACATTAGCAAAAGCATTGGATAAACCGATAACTTATAACCAATGTTATTACAAAACGATAGGTAGTAAATTAGTTTGTTGATATGATATTGAACATAGACACATATATCTGATGATATTACATAGAACACCCACATAAAATATGAAAATTATAGGGTTAACTGATTTATGTCCACCTGCGTATTTTTATTTAGTCGTTTCCACGATGGCGATTACCATCATGTTTTTGCAAAACTACTACGTATTTCAAACGAAATTTGGTGGACCCGAACATCAAACCTATTGTTTAGGATCCTTTGAATGCAACGTTTCAAGTGTATTCATGCTTTTTCTCATAAAAATTTTGTATGTGTTGTTTTGGACATGGGTATTGAATCTGATTTGTCAAGCAGGCGCACCAGGATTGTCGTGGTTCTTGGTATTTCTACCCTTTGTTCTCTTTTTCATTCTTTTGTCTATGTTGTTTATTTATCCTTAACCACCTCATAGTTTATATATCATAAAATGATATATGAACACAAAGAAAAACCAATCAATATCTACCAAATCCAACAACAACAATAAAACCCATAAAAACATTGGCAAAATTTACAAAAATTTATGTAAAAATTCACCGGCAATCCAACCACCCCAACATGGATGGAGAGTCATTCATATATCCGGAAATCCCAAAGAACGGGGATTCATGCATGGGTTCCTGTTACACGAAGAATTGTCCAAGATCCTAGAGAAATTTCCGTTCATTGTCACCAACGAATTGGAATTTTCCTACAAGAAATACCTAGAAATTTGTAAACGTAAAATACGTCCCATCGTAAAACATCATTATCCAGAGTTTTACCAAGAAATTGTCGGTATTTCCGAAGGAGCACGTCATGCAGGCGTAGATATTTCCGTAGATGTATTGATCGCATGGAACGCCCTATGTAGTATGTACGAATATTTACACAACCATCCGTCCAAACGTACCAAGACGGGAAGATGCAGTGCATTTATTGCCACGGGAAAAGCCACACAACACGGAAACATTGTCATGGGACATACGACCCATACGGGTCTAGTTTCGGGCATGTTTTTTCATATAGTCATGTATGTGACCCCCGAAAAAGGCATTCCATTCTGTATGCAAACTGCCGCAGGATGTATTGCCAGTGGAACTGATTGGTTCATTACCAAAGCCGGAATGGTCGGTTGTGAAACCACCATCAGTGGCATCACCTATCAACCCGATTTCAATCACGGAAATTCTCCCTATTTTTGCCGTATACGTAAAGCCATGCAATACGGAGAAACGTTGGATGATTATGCCAAAATTATGACCAACAATAATGCGGGTGATTACGCCAGTTCTTGGTTGTTCGGTGATGTGAATACCAATGAAATCATGATATGTGAGCTAGGACAAAAAATAACTAATGTACAACGTTCCAACAATGCCATTTATTATGGAATGAACAGCGCCATATCCCCCGAATTACGTGCCCAAGAAACCAATGATGACGAATTTTTTAATCCGAAAACGTCTTCCGGAGCGCGTAATCAACGCTTCCAAGAATTGTTGTACAAAACATATTATGGTAAATTGAATGTAAAAAATGCCCAAACCATACTATCAGATCATTACAACATTAGTACCAAGAAAAAACAGCCGGGAGCAACCACCATTTGTGTACATACCTACGATGACGCATCTTATTATGCGTCCAATTATCCCCACGGATGTACCGATGGTAAAGTATTGGATTCCACCATGGCAAAAAACATGGAATTTCTTGGTATCTTTGGACCCTGTTGTGGAAAAGGGTTTCAAGTCAAACCTTTTATAGAACATCATCCCAAATACAAAGAATGGTCGGAAGCCTTGGAAGATTATCCCGTGTATCCTTGGACAAAACTATCTTGTTCAGATGTTTCCTGGCGTAAATAAATTGACAGAAGTATCATAACCTTCCGCTATCGCTTCAGTAGTGAAATGTGCATGTGTTGATATTGGAGCTGAGGGGGGTGTAGTTGTTTCTGGGATAGAATCCGCAAGTTCGGTCGTAACAATGATAATATTTTGGGGTTCCGTTAATTTGTTAGAATTAGTTACTGATGCTTCCGGTAACGTAGTGAATACATCATCAGGAGGTGACTTCGTTTCGGAATGACTTGGAAAAATGAAGCCTGTGGTAGCACCATGATTAGAATAGGAGATCCAATCTTCCGAATCGCTACTGGAATGTTTTTCAGGTTCTGTATTTTTTTGTGCCAAAGATGCAGCAGAAGGATGAGGAGATGGTTTACCATATCCAGAAAACCTACGATTTTCTGGTATGTCCTCTCTATTCCCGTGCAAATACTTACTCCATGAAGAATTTCTTTGTTTTGTTTCACCAGTGGTTGAATTACCAGAACTTTTTTTATGATTCTTGGTAGGAGTACATTGTCGGGAAGAATCAAACATAGGATCAAACATTTTTTTCATACTCGTTAATGATGTTTTACCGCCATATTTTTCAGAATGTTTCAGCGTTTTATTTTCAGAATTCGCGCGTGAACGTGATATACGATTCAGAGGTACCAAAGGAATCGCGTTGTCTTCATAGTTGAATATTTCCGAGATTTGTTGTTTTATATATTTATCAATATCATTTTTGGAAATGTCTTTTCCGGTTTCAATATCCTCATTTTTTGGTTCAGTAATACGTGGACCTTGAAAATTCATATTAAATAATTTTTGCATCATGCCCTGTTTGATTTCACTGGAAGATTTGGATTGATTTTTGACATTTTGCATCATTAATTGTTTTATTTTTTCAATGGTAGATGGACCCAAGGCATCTTTAAAAAACATCAAAGATTTGAACAATTTCAATTGATTTTCCATATCCATGGGTTCGTTTTTGGTTTTTCTATGAAAATAATCTCCTATCAAAATATTTTTCAATCCATTCATAACATTTTTACCTCCGATAGCATCTTGGTGTTGCAATATATGACAATATATTTTGACACGTTCTTCTAAACTAAATATTTCATTATTGAAAGACATGATTTCAGCGATTTCTTCCAGTATTTCATCATCAAATAGCTCGGCTTTTTCTATGATCTTGCAATAAATGTCAAATCGTTCAGTAGTATCTATAGAATCCATATCTGAAATAACCGATTCCATGTCTGAATTTTTATATGCGGGAGAATGTCTAGGCGATGACCGATACAAATTATTTATGGAGGGTTTATACGCATTATTCATGGTATTTACGGAGGAACTACGTAAACGTTCATCATATTTTTGTAACATATTATCAAAACTACCGGAACGTTTCAATTCACGTGATTCTTTTACGACAGGTTGATTGAAAAAATAGGATATGAATTGTTCTGTCCATGTATTGGATCGTTTTTCTTTTTTGGTTGCCATGGATTTATAAATGGAATTTCGTGGTTTTTTCGTTGAACCATTGGCTCCGGAATCACCATAATGTTTTGACGAAATCATGGAGTTTGCGTCACCGGTGCATGAAGTATTGGATAATATTTTTTCAATCATATTGGAATCTATCGGAGCTAATTGATCCTGAATGGATTTATTTATAATGTTGGAATTTTCAATCATTTTGCAATATACGGCAAATTTACCATCCAAATATTTCAAACCATCTCCGTTTCTATGTTCAGGTTCCAAGGACAATACTTTGTAGATATCAATCGCATTTAAATAAAAATCCCGACTATTCATCAATTCATTTTCCATTTTTTTTTGTACTTGTAAAAAAAGTTCTATGGAACCGATCAATCCAGTGATCAAACTTAACATCGCACAAAGTACAGAAATATAGCTTTGATCTAAATAAGGTTGAAGACCAATGTTTAATACGGACGCAAATGCTGAGATGATAATAATGGGTATACGAAAATATTTTAAACGAGACTGTAAAATAAAATATTGGGATTTGTGATAGTCGGAGAGTATGATAGAATTACATCGAATATTTTCCAGCAAATAGTCGGCATCTTCTGGCCAAGAATTGAATCGTTCTTTATCGTTATGCTGTGATGGTAATGATTGAATTTCTGTAATATTACGCAAGTTCAAGGGTGGAATTCTTCCACTTAAGGGTATATTGGCAGTATTGCCTCTTTGTGAAATATCATTCATGAGATTCTTTTGTGAACTATTATGAGGATGATTTCTTAATGAACTATTATGATGATTATTTTTTTGTGAACTACTTAACGCATTATTGGAACTCATACTATAAATTATAATTACATATTACAAAAATACAAAAATAACATATTGTAAAAAATTGATTTAAATGCTATTATTTTTATAATAACAATATAAGAAGAAGAAGAAGAAGAATCATGTCAGATATCAAAACCACGTATTTTTCTGAAAAGAAGAGCCCCCTAACAATGAAAAAACAGGAAGACAAAGAATTAGATATAGGCGCACAACCGGTTGATTCCGCTGAACAAGGCAATTTCAACTCTCCGGAATTTCGTCCTAAACCAACTGTGAATTTATCCAAATCAAAAACATCAAATACCCAGATGGTTAGAGTACAAATAGACAACACCATAGAAATGGAAGGAAATTTTCATTTTACCTTGTCCAATATTCCAACATGTTTTGCAAACGCATTACGGCGTACCATCATTACGGATATTCCAGTATGTGTGATACGTTCTGAGAACGAAGAAGTAAATCAATGCAATTTTGAAATAAATACATCACGTCTTCATAATGAAATTTTGAAACAACGTTTGAGTTGTATACCGATTCATATGAAAGATTTGGATTTACTGAAAGACAAGTACGTTTTAGAAGTAGACGTGCAAAACAATACGGATGAACTTATGTTTGTAACCACCGAACAATTTCGTATTAAAAACAAAGAAACCGGTAATTATACAACCAAAGAACAAACACGTGAAATATTTCCACCAGACCCAGTGACACATTATTATATTGATTTATGTCGTCTGAGACCGAAAATTAGTGATGCGATTCCAGGTGAACATGTAAAATTTTCAGCAGAGTTTTCTGTATCAACCGCAAAGGTAAATAGTATGTTTAATGTGGTTTCAAAATGTACTTATTGTAATACATTGGACAAAGCTTTGGCAGACAAAGAATGGTCCAGTCGTGAAAAGAAATTGCACGAAACGTATTCCACCATTACCAATGAGGAAATTGCATTTGAAAAACGTAATTTTGAACTATTAGATGCGCAAAGATATTTTGTGAAAAATAGTTTTGACTATACGATCCATAGTATTGGAATATATGATAACATTGAAATAATTAAAAAAGCGTTGGTTATTTTGCAAAACAAGGTGGTTGATTTTGTACAAGCATTGATTAGTAACGAAATACCAATTAATAAAAGTGCAACTACGATGGATCATAGTTATGATATTGTATTGGAAGATGAAGACAGTACCTTAGGACGTATTCTAGAATACCTGTTGTATCAACGATTTTATGAAAAAGAAAAGACATTGTCGTTTTGTGGATTCAAAAAAATACATCCTCATCATACGGAGAGTATTCTACGTTTAGCATTTACAGAATCGGTTGAAAAAGACCAAATACGATATGTATTGAAAGAATCATGTTTAGAAGCAGAACAAATTCTTAAACAAATGTATGGGTTATTCTAACGTATATTGGAGGGACGACTAGTTGTCTAAGAGAAAAACCTCCACATTACCGACGACATAGTCGGGCGTAGTATATATATATATATATTGAAACATGAATCAAACATATTCTTATTTAACCGCTTTTTTTATTGTCATTGTTGTGATGCTGATACCCAGCGGAACCATGGAATCAGTAAAAAGTCCTTGGTATAAATGTATTCGTCCAAGTATTACCCCACCAAATTATGTATTTCCTATTGTTTGGACACTTTTGTATATTTTGATTGCGATAGCCTTGGCAAATACCTTGATGTTACCAAATTCATCCAATAAACAAGTATTGTTGTTTTTGTATGGGTTCAATCTAACATGCAATATATTGTGGTCGTTTGCCTATTTTGGAAACAAAGATGTATGGTTGGCGTTTTTTATTTTATTGTCCATCATCATTACCACAGGATTCATTTTGCAATATACGTATAGATTGTTACCTTTTTGGGTGATGTGTATTTTATTACCGTATCAACTATGGATTTGTTTTGCCGGTATTATTAATTTTTTATCCTTGTTCAAAAAATGCAAAAATATTACATAGACGAAAAAATTGATTAAAAAAAACAGATATAACAAGTGATTATATCTGTTTGCAAAACATCACACCATGGAAACGATTAATAAAACGATTGACGCGTATATTATTGAATTCAAAACGGAATTACAGCAAAAAATCAATGTATTGGAGCTAATTACACCTCAGTCTTCTGAAGAAGAACGTACAAAAATACGCGAATTAATAGAATATATTTATGATTATCCTAAATTGTCCTTGTCAAAAAAAGATATCACAACGAATTCATCTGCATTATCAGTACAATCACATTTATTATGTGTTGCAAAACGTTCAGATGGAATACAATGCACACGTAAGAAGAAAAAAAATTGTGAATATTGCGGTACACATGCCAAATTAGAAAATGCAAATCATGAAAAATCATTGGTATCACAAACAAAAAAAATGGAAATATCCACGGAAGAAATAAATGGGATTATTTATTACATTGATGAATACGACAATGTGTATCATACAGAGGATATTTTAGAAGGAAAAGAAAACCCTAGAATTATTGCCAAGGCAAAAAAAAATGTAGATAATTCATATTTGATACCTGACTTTTTGTGATTATTTCTCTCCAGAAATTTTACGGACAATACATTCTTTCACGGACGTCTTACGTTGGGATAGTATCAATGTATTTAGCTCGTTTGCTTTATCGGTATCACCTTGATAAAAATTGGAAAGAATATCCATTAAATATGATTTGGTAATGGATTGTTTGATATTCTTTTTTTTGTACAAGATTTTACCATCATTGATGTCAAAACAATCTATTTCGTGGTTTCGCATGATTTCCATGAGCGTTCCTGTAATTTTCTTTTTTTCTTGATTACGTGTTCGTATTTCGGTTTGTAATACTCGTATTTCATTGTCATTTTTTACCCAATCTTTGATCACTTTTATCAATTGTTCTTTATTCGTGGTTGTACTTTCGGTTTGTGGTACGTCTTCTCTTTCTCTATTATTACTTTGCATGTTATTATTCTTATTATAATTTTATATTTTAATCTTATACTATTTCTACAAGATTAAAAAATGAGACAAATGAATTTAACAGTGAATACGAAACCACCATTAATTACACCATCTACCGATTTCATCGTACCAGTTACATCTACCTTTCCGTTTGCTAAACGAAAATTTTCATCATCTACCTTGGCATCACAGACCTTACAATATCATAATTCACCGATTCAAACGGTGGCGTCTACGATTCCTGTTACGAATTATACTAGAAATTTACGTAATATAACACAAGGTACCGATGAAACAAACAAACCCAAAATGTTATGGGGTAAACCCACGTGGTTTTTGTTTCATATGATTGCAGAAAAAATGAAACCTGTTTATTTTTTACAAAATCGTATGGAAATATTGCAAATAATAAGTACTATATGTATTAATTTACCCTGTCCAACATGTGCTGAACATGCCAGAGCATATATAGAGAAAAATCGTTTTTTTCAAATACGTAATCTAGATGAACTAAAAACCATGTTATTTCATTTTCATAATTCTGTAAATGCCAGAAAAAATGAACGAATTTTTTTATTACACGAATTATCACAATATTCCCAAGCCATTCCTGCGAATATTGTTGAAAATTTTATTAAAGCATTTGGTCGTAAAAGCAAAAATATACGTTTATTAGCGGATGATATGCACCGACAAAATATCACTACACAATTGAAAGAATGGTTTCAAACGCATATGGATGTATTTGATGGACCTGTTTCCACCAATCCTTGAGGTGTTGTCTTCTATTTATTTATGGATTTTACCGTAGCATTACCATTGATATTTCTACAACGGTACACTGTTTTGGACGGTTTGCTACAAACATCAATATGTTTTAAACTCACATATTGTAAAGAATCATCTTTGGTCCAACGTATCACAAAAGTCCATAATGCACCCATACATGCACCTATGATCATCGCCAAAAGAATAAACAAAATTCGGTTACATGAATTGTTCATGATCCATACGACTTCAAATAATATCAATGCTGGAAATAATACAAATACTGTCCAATTTTGTTGCAAGGATATCAGTGCATTTTTGTAAGTAACAGGAGGTGCTATAAATGAAGTAAACAAATAGGAAAATGTATATGCGTACAACATCACACTTAATGGAATTTTTGAAAACGGCTCTACAATAGCATTATTGTCCATTGGAATAGAACCTAAATACATGGTATTGCATTTGAAACTTTGTCCTTCCTGAAAATCGTCACCCATACCAATAGACAACAATTGCCCCACAAAACTAGTTACTAGCGTAGCCAAACATAATCCAATCAAATATACAAAACCTTTGGGGTCTACTCCAAAAAATGATTGTAATATGAAAAAACTTATGATAATAATTGGTGCTAAACGAAATATCAAATATAGTACATTGAAAATATTATATTGATTGGACATTGTATATTATATTATGTTATACAATCATGACAAAAAAATAAGATAAAAGAATGATGATATGTTCTATTATTACATCATGGGAATTCCCGCCTATTTTTCATACATTATTAAATCTCATGTTCATGTGTTGTTGAGTGCGATTACTATTCAACAACAATATGGTATATTAAATCATTTATTTATGGATTGCAATTCAGTTGTGTATGATGTATATCATGAATTATTGAAAACCAATTCCGACCCCTCCTTTGAAGTTATTGTAGACGGAGTATTGCATAATATTCAACAAATTATACAGTCTATTTCACCCAATAAATCCGTATATATTGCGTTTGATGGTGTTGCACCTATGGCAAAAATGAAACAACAGAAAATGCGTAGATTACGTTCCTCAATCGCACAAAAATCAGGTATACCGACAGCATTCAATACGAATATGATCACACCAGGAACCGAATTTATGAAATATTTGTCACAACGTA